TAGTAGTAAAACATATACTATAATTTCCGGCGATCGCTTGAAAAAGGATTTGTTGCCCGGCGTTCGTGATCACCACTGGGTTGTATCTTGCCATTGTCTCACCACCTTCCGCAATCAAGCACCAATGTGGAAGGCTCGTTGAACGTGCCGCCGTTGATGGTGCTCTCGACCTCTGCATTAAACGAATCGGAGCCGATCACTATAGTTATAGTGGACTCGGCTCCGGATTTTAGGATATTTTGATGAATGGCGCATCCGATGAACGGTGCGCTGTTTGGCGGCGTTTCCAATTCGGACACGAATCCGAGACCGTCGAGGATTGATCGCGCGTTTTTGGCTCCGTTAACGATTGCCATGACGGTTGTCGTGAAATCTTCCGAATCAAAAGCGTTGTTTGTGCTGTTGACCTTGACTTTGAAGTGGAAGGGATCGCCTGCGGTATCGTAATCAAACCACTCCGTCACTTCTCCGCCACCGTAGATGGTCTGGAGCAGTTTTTCGAGTGCGCTTTTGGTTCCGGCTTTAGCATACCACGGCAGCGTCGAAGCCACGATTCTCGCTTTTTCTTCTCGGCTCATTTCCTGATTGTAATACGGGGCACGAAGCTCGACCGCGAGGTAATCAAGAATGTTCTCGCTAAGGTTTTCTATATTCGCCATGACTTTGACGTCGAGCGCTCTTTGACAGAGACGCCCGATTGCTTTCGACATGGCGTATGAAATACATTGAACCTCCGTCTGCTTATACGATTCAGGAAGGATTCTGTAAAAATCTGAATTCTGTATTTTCATATTATTCTAACCCCATCCATATCACCGATCGGTAGGTTGTGAACGAGTAATTGGTTTCTCCTACTTGCGTATAGGTCGGCTCGCTCAGAATTACACGGCAAGCGCCGGCATTCATGACAGCCTGAATCAGCACAGAGGGGTTGATGTCTTTCCCGATCTCGTTTTCCTGATTGGCCTCGAACTCATCGATCGCATCCTCGATCGCCATTCGAATCGTGGTCACTTTGCTTGCGTCCTTCTTCGCGATGTAGTATTTAATATCGATGCCGTAGGTCACGGGAGTTGCTGACTCAACCGTCACTTTATCGGTGAGCGGGCGGAAATCTGCATTATCGATAAGCGCTTGGAAACTCGCGACCTGTTCTTCCGTTGCTCTGCCGCTCTTGGTAAGGATATATGCTGTCAGCTCGCCATCGTTCTCACCTTCCTGAATGGAAACGTCTGCGATCTGCGAGTCGAGCTGTTGTATGCAATATCGGTATGAATCGGCAGAGCCTGCTGCCGAAAAACCGGACGGAGCATTGAGGATTCTTAAGCGCAGGGCGTCATCGTTTTCGTAGTCTGAACCGCCTTTACTGACTGTGATGTTGGACGCGTAATTCAAAAACGGAACCGAATCAACGAGCCGGTTAATCTCGTTGTATTCAAATCCGTTTGAAAAAGAGCCATCCTCGGTGCATGTGCAGTCGATGTCGATGTACATGCGACCAGCCGGAATCGTGACGTCAATGTTCGGCGTCATCCAGTAGATTTCGTGATTCTCTGCGGCGACGCGCGTTAGTCTTGGAACGGTTATATCGTTCATTACAAAATCGCGATGCTTAACAAATCGAATGGTGACCGTTGACTTAGAATTCTCTCCACGCTTGACGTTCTTCAGCGCTGCGAGATTGTCGAGGCTTTCGCCTGTCGCGTATTTTAGCAGATTCATCCTTCCGGCTTGCTCGATGAACTTATAGCCTTGATAAATCTGCAAGGCACAAACACCGAGCAGGACTCTGTTTCTGTCGTCTGCAGGAAGCTCCGGGGTTATTCCGGTTAATTCCTCGTATTTCTCACTATAGTCCGCGACCATTTGAGCGCGGACTTCTTCGAGCGTAAGATCACCGATAAAGCTGACTTCCGGCAGCTCGTCGGGCGATTTGATTAATCCCATTGCGTTGCCTCCTTTCTTGCAAGAGTGATTATAGCTTCAAACGATGATTCACTTGTTGGTCTGCATTCAACATTAACCGTGTTCACGTTTGTTTCATACGCGCCTACGGCTTTGATCACCTCTGTGGCGTAGCAGTTTTCTGCAACGTTGAGGGGCTTGTCGATGATGGCTTCGAAGTCGATTCCGTATTCTCTATCCATCGGCATGGTGCCTTTTGGTGTGGTGAGCAGCAGCTTGAGCCTGCTCTCGATTTCCTTCAATTCTTCATCGACATCAATTATTATCCTGCTGATCGTCATCGTCTCTCACTCCAAGTGTTCTTTGAACGTAAGGTTCATTGTGATTTTAGAAATTTTGCCATCGTTTAGAATCTGATCGAATGTGTCCTGAACGCTGATTAGTTTGAATTTGTTATAGGATGGCTGCTTCCCTCCTATAACCAAATTTGCGAGGGTTCCGTTCCGAACGGCGTTTTTCAGCTTGCCTCTCGTTAACCAAGGGTTGACGCCGAGCGCTGCGTTTAATTCGACCGTCATTGTGACGGTCATTAAATCGGGACCGAGGAATTCCGAACACGGCATGCCTTTTTGGACGTTGTGATCTGCCCAGCGCGATCCTATCGTCTCCGAGTAGCCTCTGAACGTCTGGATCTTGTCTGATGAAGTCTCGAACGAGATTTCTGTTCCGAAATTTCCGATCATATTAATTGCCGCCTTCCTGCTCCGGCTCCGACTCCGGCTCAGTTACCGGATCCGGCTCGTTTTGGATTATATTCACTGTCGGAGCTTTCACTTTCAGAATTTTGTCTGCTTTGTTATACTCAATGAACGCATCCTCTCCGTCGAGCCCGATGTGCACGGTGTTCGGCGTTCCGTCCATTGGCACGTTGAGCCCTTCCCAAATCGTGCCAAGGACGACGCCTTGCGACAGATCGTGCGTCAAATGTATAACGGCGACCTTGGCTCCGATCTTCGGCATTATATATAAGCCATTGGAAACCATGGGCAACAAATCAGTGACGCATTTGCTCCGGTCTGAATAATAAACGCTGATTCTTCCTGTTTCGTAATCGACCGAAGAAACGCGGCCAAACCTTAACTCTGCCATATTAATCACAACCTTTGCTGAATCTTCCGCGCTTCGATTTCTTGTGCAAAACCGTTTCCTGCGGAGTACTTGCTTGTTACTCTGTTGATGTAATACTTGCCGTCGAGCCCGCCGAATCCTGAAAGGTTGAATGTGGCAGTTGATACCATCTTAGGATCTCCGACGATTTCAAAATTCACCATCTGCATGTCGCGGTTGGCTTCATTGACCTTGGCTTGTCCTTTAAGGATTCCGTCTGTCTCGCTGTCGCATTGACCTACGCTTATTTTGATTTCCGGCTTAACGACAAAATATTTTGACTTCGTCCAGTGGACGTTGTTGACGTCGTATTCGTACACGTAACCGGTGTATTGCCTAATCAAATTAAAGCGGGCACTGAATGAACCCTCGATTATATCTTTATGTGTGATTGTTCTGACTGCGCTCTTTTTTTCGTATGTTTCTTCTGAAAAAACGACGAGCTTATTCGAATAGATCTTGATTCCGTTTCCGTATTCGCGGCAAAGGTTAAATAGAAACGACAGGTCTGTCGCGTTTGACTGTTCTACCTTTGCAATATGCGGATTGAAACAAGATGAGTCGAAAAAGTTTGAAAGCGTATATTTTGAACAAATTGAATATACGATATTTCTGAGGCTTATGTTCTTCCATGTCTTTGTCTGCGGCGTTTTAGAAAATTCGGAATTCTTCGGGATCGAAATTCCACGGAGTGTCATTTTAGATGGATAATCGGAATAATTGAACGAATCAATGTGATACGTTTGATTTCCGATGTTTCCGGATTTCCCTCCGGTCATGCCGTATAGGAAGATCACGCATGCTACGGTATCGTTAGCGCCGGGGTAGTATTCGCCGAGCATTTTTCTGTCGCTGTCCTTGACAGTGATGTCTACGGTGTCCCCATCTCCGACGGCGCTGTCTGTCAAAGTAATTTCTTCCACGCGGTCGTTGAGGTTATAATACTTGCTTGTGCGCGAATTGGTATAATTCGCAATTATTTCCGTGTGGCGCGTCTTGTTATCCATAGATGATTTCCTCTGCCGTCTCCATCTTCCTCCACTCCGGGAAGGTGCGGGCGATTCTTTCTGCTTCGATCTCGCGTATATCCGGAACAACGATTTTTATTCCGGAATCAAAAACGAACCATTCTATCAGATCGGGGTTAGCCTCCATCAGCACGTCAGCATAATTCTCATTTCCGTAGAATCTGAATGCGACTGAATCCCAAGTGTCGCCCTGAACGGTTATATAGTTATTACTTGGCAAGCGATCGCCTCCTTACTTAAACGACGAGCGTTTGACGTCTGATTCGTATTCACGCATCATTTTTGCGAATTCGGATTTTGACATTTTGTCGGCTCTCCTTACGCCGTCCATGATGGCCTCGTTGGAGCTGCCGTTGATCTGGTAGGTCGGACTGTAGCTGATATGATTGACCGATGAGCTGCTGTAGCTGTTGGAATCTCCGCTGTCAAGAGCGTCTGCTCTTTCGGTGAGCGTTGGTCGTGAAGCGTCAGCGTCCTCCGCGAGCTGACGGATAAGCTCCGGCAAATCGAAAGAATAACGATCGCCGCTTCCTTCATCCGCGTCACCGCTGAGGATCCTTTGCGTCTCCGCAGCCGTGAACACTTGGCTGCCTTCTGCGTTTACAATCAATTCGGGGCCTTCTTCGCCGGCGAGGAACACGTTTGCTGAGTGCTTTGTGCCTTTCGCGTTTGCTTCTACAAACGGGGAGGCTTGTGCGTATGCAAACACGCCGCGAGGCGTAAGAGCCGAAAGCACGGCAGATTTGACGGCGCCGGTAGCGTTGCCGAACGACGCGCCTGCAATCTGCGAGTTGATTTCGCTCACGTATGCTTGAACCGTTTCTTTTGCTGATTTTTTCGCC